TTTTTAATTATATCATTTCTTGTTATGAATAAAGCGTATGGAGTACTCATCTTAATTTTGTTTTGTTATTTCGTATTCTTTTTTAAATTTTGGATTGCTCATTCTAAAAGTTGCTGAATGCTCTTCTGAATCAGGTATTCCATTATTATTTCTATCAGCTTGTGTATCTACACTTGTAGTATTTGGATTCTCACTTTCTTCACCTATATCATCTTTAACTTCTTCAACAGATGTATCAGTAGCTTCCGCAGTTGCTGATAAGATTGCCAATGGAGTTGATTGTTCAAAAAATAATTCAGAATTTTCCCATCCACCAATTTCTAAAGCTTCATGTATTTGATTTAATAAAAGATTTTGGAATGGTAAAATTGTCATTGTTTGTAAAATAGAATAAGCTGTTTCCATTTCTTCTGATTGAGAACTAAATCCATTGTTTTCAGTTCTAATACCAAACAATAATGGAGAAGTTACTCTATTAGCAACTAACAATTTATCTTGAGCGTAATCAGAAACATATTTGTATTTTTCATGCAAATTATCAATCTTAATAGTATCAATAGTTGGTTGTCTTTCTTTATCATCATTAAATGTTAAAATAAATCTACCAGCGTTTCTAGTTCCAGTAAATTTACCCTGAATCATATCTTCAATTGAACTTCTTTCTTCAGGAGAAGGAATACCATTATTCATATTAACCATTACTAATGGTAAGAAACCATTTTCGATATTGTTAAGATGTAAGTTAGATAATTCAGCTTCTACAAATGAAAATTGAATAGCTGAAAACCAATCCGGCAATGCGTAATAAAATTTACCTGGCGTATAATCTTTTATGAAAAGAACTTCACATTCTTCTTCTGATGTTCCAAAAGCTGGTAATTCTATTTTACCTCTAATTTCTTTTTGGTCAGTCCAATCAATACAATAAAAATATCCACTAACTCTTGTTTCTTTTACTAACTTTTTAGCTCTTAAATATTGAATTGGTAAATGATACATTTTTACAATTTTGGTATGAGCTGAATCCCAATAAACTTGGAAAGCTGCATTACCATATAATTTTAAATCAAATACTACTCTCTTCATTTCTTCTTGAGGAAGCATTTTATTAAATATATCTTTATATTCAGAATTTTTTGAATAAATTCCTTTACCAAAAATTAAATCTGATATACCATTAACAACTGCTGCAGTAGTAGTTGAATTTGTAAATGCTTCTGTTATGTTTTCAAAGAAATCATCAGGTGATATAATACCAATTGGTACATAAGGATGCCTTGTTGAACTATCCTCAATAACAACTGGGATTTCTTGCTGTTGTAAATTTACAACTGAAAAGTTTTGTAATTCACTCATTATTCTAAAATTATATATTCGTTATCTGATACATTACTAATATAAACTCCTTCTTCTGGAATTTGGTTAGTATAGTTTGGCTTATCTACTGATTGTGATACATACACTTGAATTGAACCATGCCATATCTCAAAATAATCATCACTAATTGTAGCTCTAAATTGGTCACCAGGTTGAACTGATGAGCCAGTTAATAGATTTGAATTAAATGTTAATAAGCTTTCGTATGCATTGTATGTATATCCATTCAAAATTTCTGCTGAATTTTTTTGTGTGTACATATCTTGCAAACTTAAAACTAAATTAGAAGAGCTTGTTGGTGCTGTTCTAATTGTAAATTGATTGCTTCCTGATTGGTAATATGTTAGCATCTTGTATTTAGCTTGTTTTTATCTCTATAATTTAACAATTTTCATTAATAAAATAGTGAATCGCATAAAAAAAGCACTCCGTAGAGTGCTTTAATATGTTTTTAGTGTAATACTGATTAGTTATTAGTACCGTAAACAATAGTTGGTTGATTAGTTGCAGAACCGAAAGGATTTGCAGCTGAAGTTGAACCAGTGATAAAGTTTGCTGGAACAGGCTCCATACCAGTCAATGTGATAGAATAACCATAAAGGTCACCTAACGCAGCGCCAGTTTGAGAAGTACCTGCTGTTACATCAGCACCCAATGTTTTACCAACTAAGAAAGAATCACCATTGTTAGTTACAACAACGATTTGTGGTCTTCCATAAGCTAATAACTTAAATTGAGTACTCATATCTTGTGTTAATTTCTTAACATTCATTTTTACTGCTTGAGAGAAGAATGTTGTACCATTATCTCTTGATGTAGTCACAGTTTCAGTATAATCACTATTACCTTTTAATTGATAGTAATATGCAGTACTACCAGATGGGAAAGATGTAATGTAGCCGTTAGCATCAGTACCGAATGAACCGGTTGTGTAGTTGATGAAATAAATTCCGCTCAAACCACCAATACTGTCTTTACAAACTTCATTTCTTCCTTGAGTTAAATTACAAGCCATAGTGTTTAATTTTTTTAATTTCTTTAATTTTTGTTACATTTTAAGAAAGGGGAAGCTTTTACACCTCCCCATATCTAAAATATATTAAGGGATATAAACAGTTACGTTTTGTCCGATACCGAACTGAGTTGCTGCTGTGTATCTCATAATTACTCTAAAGTTTTGAGAACCATCAATGTTAGCCATATCTAATACTCTTACTTCGTTATAGTCACTCATCAAACCAGTACCGAAGTATAAGTTAGATTTTTGAGCTGCTACTAAGTAGTTATCTGTCATACCTGGTGACCATACTAACTCAATACCATTGAAGTTTAATGGTTTTTCACCTACGTTCATTTGGTTGTTGAAACCGTTAGCACCTTGCGCACCACCTGCTAAAGCTTGTTGGTAAGCTTTTACTACGTTTGTTGGTACATAGATTACTAAGTCTTCTTTACCATAAACAGTGTTAGGGATGTAAGATACTAAGTTATCTAATTTAGCCAATACGTTTGAGCTATTAATAACACCTGAACCAGATGCTTGGATAGCTGCTCCTACTCCACCAGCTGCTGCTGATGCAGAGATTGCTGGTAAGAAACCAGTGAATTGTCCATTCACAGAGTTAGAACCTTGCCAGATTGAAATTTCAGTTGCTTCAGCAACTTTACCACCAACGTAAGAAATTAAGAAATCATTAAAGTCTTTAGGAATTTCATCGAATGCTGAATATCCTAATTGTAATGCTTCCCAAGAATCTACGAAGTTTTGCTTACATAATTCTAAGTTAACTTGTAATTCTTTTGGTTCAATAATTCTTTCAGTAAGAGCTACTGTACCAGAAGTTACGAAGTTACAAGATGTATCGTTGATAATGCTATCAACTGAGATTTGTTGGATAACTTGTCTATACTTAATGTTTGGAAGTATAGTTACATTTTTGTTATCCAAAGTTTTTGCACTTAACAACGCTGCTGCGATGTACTTACCTGCGAACACACCTGCGTATGTAGTGGTGATTGCTGGTTGTGCGAAATTTTGTCTTTTTCTGATGTTACTCATTTTAATTTCGTTTTTAAATTAGTTATATAATTTAGATAAAAATGCTCCTTGTAAGTCTGCAGATTTAACATTATTATTATTTTTCATTGTTTGAGCTGAAGCGTTTACTGGTGCTCCACCCAATTTTGGTCTTGCCATTTGGTTAGGATGGATATTTTCTTTGTCCACTTCTGGAGCTTTATCAATATCAATTCTTCCCATTTCTTCATCCATATCCTCTAAGTGTTCTTCGATATCATGTACCTTTGAAGTTACTTCACTTAAAGCTGTTTTGTGATTTTCGTGCGCTGCTTCTAAATCATCTAACTTAGTTGCTAATGCTGTATGTGCAGCTTCTAATTTAGAGTACGCTTCCATCAAGTCATCCATTGTTACTGGTTCTTTTTTGTCATCAGTTTGTGCCAATGGTTTTGGAGTGCCTGTTTGTTCAGCTGGTCCTTTTTTAGAAGAGATATCATCTCCAGCTAAAGAATTGAACTTGCTGCTTCTTGCTCTTTTCATGTGTTGTTCAGTTTTGTTTTCTTTGTTATCTGATTCAGCTTCATCATCTTCTGGTTCGTTATCTTCATCATCTTCTGATTCCTCAGGATGCTCAGATACAGCAGTGATTTTGCCATCTTTAATTGTGATGATTGCACCTTCTTCTTCACCATCTTCGTTTTCAATGATTACTTCGATAGAGCCATCTCGAGCTGGAGTTGTAGTTCCATCTTCTGATACTGTATTGATTTCATCACCTACTTCAAAACTAGGAGATTCATAAATTGTGCCATCTTCGGATTGTGCGCCTTCTAATGCTACTTTTTGGAATGCCAAAAGCTTCATTATTTTGCTTAATACATTTGATGAGTTCATATTATTTTTGATTTAATTATTTAACAATAGTATATAAAAATATAGTAATTTTGTTTAT